TGCCGTCCGCCGCGAGTTATGATTTTGAGCCAGTTCATTTTGCGGTTTCCTTTTTGGTTTTTGTTTCGGGTGTGGAAATCTTCAAGCCGTATTCGCACATCGGCGCGGCGGGCGGGCGCGTCGTGGCCTTGATGTAACACAGGCCGTTCGGGTCGCGCTTTGGGCAGTTGGCGCAGATTTTGCGTTCGTGGATTTTCATTTCGCCACCTCCTGCAAAGCCGTCGGCGCGGCCTTCGTCACGGCGTTGAACCCATCTTTGCCCAGCGCCCCGAACACCACGGCCAGCACCGTTATCACCAAGATGCCGATTATGGCCGCGACCAATCTGTTAACAAGCCGAAGGAGCGAATCGCCTTGCTTCTCTGTGGTCTTCGCGAGGTCGGCGATCTGAACGGACTGCTCCGCATCGCGCTTCGCAAGCTCGTTTATCTGCTTCGTGTTCTGTTCCGTCTGGTCTTTCAGACGTGCAAATGACTCCCGATCGCACATGCCGCCACCTCCTACACCATGCCGCTCATGTCGATTGCGTTCGTCGCGCCGGTGTTCATGCCGGGCCCGCCCTGCATCGAACTTATCCTCGCCGCCGAGACGGCGTTCTCGTAAGCGACGGCGTGCTGCCTTGCCTGTTCGCCGTCGGTCCACGGCTTGCCGGACATCGAGAACAGCCGCGCAAGCGCTCCATCAACGATGGCGTCGCCATGCCTGCGGAGGAACGCCTTCGGCGCACGCTCCTCCCCGATGCGAGGGATCTCTATCGCCTCGACCCACACGCCAAACGGAACCGTATGCGATTCGCCGCCTTCGCCTTCCTCGACGGGAAGCGAGCCGACGTTGATCTTATCCTGGACATACGCGATTGGCGGATTCGACATGAAAAGGTCGTGTCCGTACATGGAATGCGGAAGCACAAGCATCGGCGGGTCTCCGACGACGCGCCATCCCCTCACCGCCATGCGCGTCCGGCCGCACGTCACCTGCGTCACGCAGTCTATCTCGCTCGAAAGCACGGGCGCCACGGGATATTCCCGAACGCCAGGCTCGACCTCGATCCGCCGCCACGTCCGCATCGCCGCAGCGCGGCGGCAGAAGTCGCGGTAGGTCGCCTGTAGCGTCTTGCGAAGCAGAACGGCGTCGCAGCCGGGAAGCAGGTACACCGCGTTCTCGGCAAGCGTCGGCACGGAATCGAACTCCGGCCTCTCCCATTCTGTCTCGAAGCCGCCCATGTCCTACTTCTTGCCTTTCTTGCCTGATTCGGGAATCGGGAAGAAGTTGTCTCCATGCGGAGCCTCTTCGACCGGCGCGACGTTCGTGTTGTCCTCTGCGGACGCATCGCGCGTCTCGGTCTTCCTGACCTCCATGAACGAGATTGCCGGATTGACGGACTTCGCCGCTTCGACCTCCGCCGCATCCTGGATCTTCCCGTCGTCGCCGCGCTCCTTCAGCGAGAAGTCCGCCTTGCGGACGTTCAGGCTATCGCGCAGCCTGTCGAACTCGGCCCAGTTGAAGTTGGGGTCGTTGTTTCGCTTCGCCCTCACGGCGTTCGCCACGACGCGCCAGTCGAGCTTCCCTTCGTTGATCGCGGCAACGATGTCGTCGCCGACGTCCACGTAGTTGGGGTTCTTCTGGGCGGCTTCTCCGTTGAAGACGCGGCGCCCGTCGTTTATGTTCATCGCATACTTGGTCATTTGGTCTTTCCTTCCCCCGTCTGGGTTTGTTGGTTTTCAGGCGGCGCGGACGCGGGGGTGGCGCCCGCGCCGCCATGAAGCCGCAGAAGGCTTTTAGCCCCTGCGGATCGAATTGCCCTGGTACGGGTCGATGCCGGCGGCGTTCGTAGCCGTCTGCCCGGCGTCGCGGTACGAAGGCGTCACGACGTTTTCGAGGCTGTCGCCGTCGGGGACGAACCCGATGATGCCAACCGTGATCGCGCCCTGCGTCTGGTCCGCGCCGAACGTCGCGAAGGCAAGGAGCTTGCCAGTCGTCGAGTCAACGCTGTCGAACGCGACCATAGCGCTCGGAACGGCGATGGCGGAGACGACCTTGGAGGTGCCGTCCTGCGTGATGCCGGCCGAACCGACGGCCGCGCCGTTGAGGATCGTCTGCCGCTTGTAGGCCGACGCGCTCGGAGTGAACGTCGAGGCGATCGGGATGTCGTCGCCGGCGGTGGTGTCGGCCACCTTGAGAGTCACCGTGCCGGACGCGGACGGGAACTTGCCCGCCTTGTCGGCGCAGGACTCGAAGAACGCGCCGATGGCCACGAACGACTTCGGGATGCCGAAGAGCGCCTGGTCGGCTCCGTCCTCGCTGATGTCAAGGGGCGTGGCGCCGAAGTCGAACTTGCGCTTGATGCACACCAGCCCCGGATGGAACATCACGGGATCGGTTGCGCCGGCCGCGCCGAACAGGATGGTTGCAGGTGTAGTAGCTGCCATGATAATGTCTCCTTTCTCGTTTCGTTAGACGATCTTCACGTAGCCGACGGCAAGGCGCTCCGGGTACTGGAGGAACCAGTCGTACACCAGCTTGGAGCGCGAGAACGTGCCCCAGTAGTCGATGTCCGTCAGGTTGCGGTCGTCAACCTTCATCTCGTCGTGGTACGCGATCGCGCTCTTGTCGAGCACGTAGACCGGGTACACGGGCGTGCCGCTGTCGTCGTACACGGGAAGCGCGTTCGACACGTAGACCTCCGCGCCGGAGATCTTGCCGAGCGAATACACGTCGCCGCGAATGACGCTCGTCGCGTCGCCCATCGTGTCGGCCTTGATGAAGCGCTCGTCGGCCTGGAGGGCGTCCGCGACCATGACGTTGCAGACGATCTTGAGGCCCGTGAGCGTGGACGCCCCCTTGTACTGGCGAAGCGCGTTGACCGCCTTCTGGAAGTAGCGGAGCGGACGCACCTGGCCGCTGGTGAGCGTGCCGTCGGGGTTCAGCGTGACGGCGCTGTCCGCCGAGCCGAGCGCGACGTTGCGGGTGATGAAGCCGGCGCTGTTGCCGGTGTTGAACGACGCCACCTTCAGCGGGATGTCGGAAAGCATCTCCGTCTCGATGTCCTCGTTCATCTGGACGAGCGCCTCCTGGATGAGCGGCGATTCGATGTCGAACGCGGAGAAGTGCTTGTCCTCCTGCTCGACATGGATGCCCCAGGCGCGTTCGCGTCCGATGACGAAACGCTCCATCGAAGACTTGGGAAGCTGGTACTTCACCTTGTCGCCGGGTTTCGTGGCATAGGTCTCGATCAGCGGCAGCACGGGGATGAGATACTCCGTGGAGCCCTTTTCGAGCTTGTTGCCCCAAATCGTCGTGATTTCGGGGAGAAGCGACTTGTCGCGAAGGCGCTTCTTGAACTGCTTAGCAGTCGTGGTGACGCGGGTGCCGGGGAAGTTGAGGGCGACGCCCTCCACGAATCCCGGCGCGTTGTAGCCGATAGTGTTTGTCAAGATGGCCATTTTGCCATTCCTTTCCTGTCGGCCCGGAAGGCGGAAGCGTCGCGCTTACTTCACGCGCCCCTCCCTCTGGGCCAGTTCAACCTCTTCCGCGAGCCGCTTCATCCCTTCCCTGTCGCCACGGGCGCGAAGCTCCTCGATCTGGTCGTAGAGAGCGTCGATCTCGTCCCATGTGTAGGTCTTGCCGGGCTTGACGGTCACGGGCTTTCCGCCGCCGATGTTGCCGGGGTCGGGCGCGGCGGGCGCCTTTCCGCCGGAAGGAGGGGCTATGCCGAGCTCGTCCGTGAAGAACTTGTTGACATGCCACGCAAGCGCGTCGAAGTCGAAGGACGCCAGCGCCGCGTCGATGGACGCGCCGTTGAAGCGCCGGTAGTTTGCCCATGCGGACTGCTTGTCGCCGCCGGGACCTATCTGCGCCGCCAGCCCCGGGAACTCGCGCTCGAAGCGCTCGTCCAGCTCCCTCTTGCGCCTGGCGTTGTCGCGTTCGTCGCGCTCGGCGTTCTGCTGGGCGAGCTGGGCCTTGAGGGCCGCGATCTCCTCCCTGCTTGCCGCCACCGCGTCGGACACGCGCCCGTCCACCATCTTGTCGATGATTCCGCGCTGGTCGTCGTCGATACCCTTCCGCTCTTCGTCGGTAAGGTAGTCGCTCGGCCTGCGCGTCGTGCGCTCCGCCAGCTGCTTCTGGAGCTTTGCGTTCTCCTCGGCCAGCTTCTTCACGCGCCCCTGTTCGACCTTCGCCGATTCGAGCGCGTGCTGCGCCTCCTCGAACTTGGCCTTCCAGTCGGTAGTGTCCGCCTGCGCGGCACCGCCCGAAAGCGCGTCTGTTATCGTCTTCTTCTCTTCGCTCATTCCTTGTTTTTCCTCCTCGTCGAGCCCTGATGCCTTTTCAGGGAGTCGGCGTTGCCTCGGCGAGCCGCAAACCGGCGGAATCTCCGGGCTTTTTGTTGATGTTTCCGTTCAGGGCAGACCTCATGTGGAATCCCCCCGCGCCCCGGAGGTGGCTGCCTCCTTCAGCGCGGAAAGAGCCTCTTCGGCCTTGTCCGCGAAACCGTGACAAAATCTTATCGTCGCCAGCATGTCGCGCCGCACGTCCTCCGGCGCCCCGATCTGGCTGCACACGTAGGCGGCGAGCTCCGCCTTGCCGCGAAGGAACACGACCAGCTTCTCCAGCGCCGACGCACCCATCGCGTCGAACACCTGCTGCTGCGCCTGCGCGATCTGCATCTCGCTTATCATGCGACGGCCCTCCTTTCGGCCACGCCGCCCTGCGGCATCTCAACCTGCGGCGGCTGCGCCACTCCGGGCGGAGCCCCCTGCGTCTGCATTTCGCCGCCGCCCTGCGGACCATGCTCCTCCGCCATCGCTAGCTGCTTCAGCTGCTCTATTGACTCCATGAACGCCACGCGCTGCTCGCTCGGAAGGATGTCGTCCGGGTTCACGTCGAGATCCTTCAGCGACGGACGCAGAAGCGCCATGATTCCCTTCGGCCCTATGAGCTGGAGCAGGAACTGGTTCGAGACGATCATGTTGAACAGCTGCATCCGCTGCTGGTCGCGCTGCACGCGCATGATGCGGCCGATGAGGCCGACCGGCAAAACGTAGACGTCTCCCTTGAGGCTCATGTCGTCGCCGAAGATGAGCTCCCAGTCCGCCGTGCGCCGAACGGCCGTGCGGATGATGCCGTTGTCGAACAGCGTCAGCACCTGCTTCATGCCGCGCATCATGTGCTCGTTGAACTGCGCAAGTCCGCTCGACGTGCGCAAGGCGCCGCTCTGGCCCGCGCTCTGGCCTTCGGCGAAGCGCGGTATGCCGCTGTCGTTGTCGGCCTGCTGGTTCCACATGTCCCATTCCAGCGCAAGCTCCCTTGCGCGGGACGGAATGTCGAGCGTCCCCATCGGAATGCCGGACGACCCGCCCTGCGGGAACATCGGCTCGTCGAAAAGCACCGTCTTGTAGGCGCGGAACTGCGTGGCGGCGGGAGACTTGTCGCGAAGCATCCCGGCGTTCCTCACCCAGAACATCGGACCAGTGCCGGCAAGGTCGAGGAAAAGCGCCTTCGCCGTGTTGTCCTGCATGGTCTGCACGAGACGCAGCTTGTCCGCGATGCTCTCGCCCCACCACGCGCCGGGGATGTCGTAGAACGAGGCGTGCGAAATCGGCACGTCCATGCGGTCGTCGAGAATCCGGCAATACACCACCTTGTCGTCGATTACCACGCATTCCACGCGGTAGTAGTCGTTCACGCGGATAGGCTTGCCGTCGTTCTTCCTGACAATGCCCATCTCCGAAAGCATCGTCCCCCGGACGTGGGCGTAGCACCTGACGCCCTCGAACGTGCAGTCCTTCGTGTCGTCGAAGCCCTTATTCTCAAGTTCTCGCCGATTCTCGTCGGCGATGTCCGTGAACATCCGCAGCTTCACGCCGCCGTCTGGATGCCTGTCGAGAATGTCGCGGATGACAGAATCGCTCCATCCCTCGCCGTTCTTCTCCTTCGCGACGCCACGGTCGCAAAGCGTCCACAGGTCGTGAGCAGCGTACTTCACGCGGATGCAGAACGGACCGTCCGCCGTCTCCCTGGCGTCCGGCGCAGGGTAGCAGTCCCACGGGCTGACGCTCTCGAAGGTCGGGCGGAGCCTCACTTCGCGCGTGTATTTCGGCACTCCGTTCTTGCCGCTCTTGACCGTGTTGCACTCCACCGCCCTCATCACGGGGCCGTGAAGCACGCATGTTCCGTATGTGCAAAGGTCGGAGATGCAGTCGTGGACGGCCTTCGTGAAGCCGCCCTCCTCCATGATGTCCCAGACCTTGTTCTTCATCCGGCGGACGCGCGTCCTGGCGATGCTCTCCTTCTGGTTGGCCACCTCGTCGTACCTGTCGGTGGTCGCCATGTGTATGGCCTGCATCAGCCGCGCCTCGGCCTCCGGCGGAAGCTGCGTGACGCCCTGCTGCTGGAGAGACGCCAGAAGATTGTTGATCTCGGGGATCATCGACTGCATCGTCTCCGCGACGGCATCCACGGGAACGTCCGGCACGGGAGAGTGCGAAAGGTCGAACAGCGGCTCGCCGCTCTGGCTCAACAGATCTCCGATGATCGACTTCGCGCCGCGAGATTTCACGAACGTTATAGCCGTGCGGAGGTTCTCCGCAATCGACCTGGGAATGCCGAAGTTCGCAAGCGCGTCCAGCTGCTTCTCGGAGAAGCGCTGCTTGTTCGCCATCAGCGCATACTCCAGCTTCGCGTCAACCCCGCTGTTGCGCCGGTGGTCGCGGTTCGTCCTGAACGCATCCATGACGAACTGCGCGAGATGCGACATCGGAACGGTCACGACCGGCTGTCCGGGATTCTGCTCCGGCGCCGAAGTGACTGGCGTTGGCGATTCAACGGCGTCGATTCCCTGCGGAGCCGTGCGTTCGCGCTCTGCCGCATCGAGCGGCGCGCCGAATATGGCGTCTGTTATGCCCATGCCAACGCCAATGATAAATCCGTTTTACTTCGCTTTACCCATGTTTTTTCAAGAAAATTAAAAATTTCACGCACATCCGAAGTCGAAGCACTGCGACGGCTGCACGAACTCCTGCTGCCGCTGCCTCTGCCATCCGTTCGCACCGCCCATCGAGTTGCGAAGGATCTCAAGACCGCCGCCTCCGCTCGTGGCCCCGCAGGCAACGTACTGAAGCGCGTCGGCTATGTGCGAATACTTCGAGTTCTTGTCCGGCTTGTCGTCGTACCGCTCCGATCCGTCTATCGTCCGCATCTTCCTGTAGCAATAGCCGCCGTTGAGCGCGTTGCGCAGCCATTCGCACTTGCGGGATATGATGAATTTCGGCATCGCCTTGCCGTCGGGCCCCTTGGAAATCTGCCGCAGCAGCGAATCCACCGCCGTTATGCGCGTCATCACGTCGTTCCCCGACAGTTCGGGCGGCACGTTCACCTGCAATCCCTTGCTTTGCAGATAGGCGTGCGCCGAAATCGTGGACATCTCAGTGAGGTTCTTGCCGGAAGGGTCCGGGAAAACCACCGCCGGCGTAAGAGGCCAGTTGCAGTACCGCATGAGGAACGGTATCAGCTGCTCCTCCACGAACGGCGGGACCATCTTGTTGAACGCCACCTCTTCGCCGAACACGCGGAGCTGCCCAAGCCGCGTCATCTGGCAGAACACCGCCGCAGGGCATCCGCCAAGGTCCATCCCGATCAGCGTCACCCCGCCTCGCTCGTGGACAAGCTCCTCGTCCGTCGAATGTACGCTGTCGATGTACCCAGGCCACACGGGCTGGCCGGCCTTCACCTTGCCGTATTCGTTGAGGAGCCGCATCTTGATGTAGTCCTCGTCCGCGCCGGTAAGCTGCTTCTCGTAGTAGTCCCATCCCTCCTGGATGTTCTCCACGTTCTCGCACACGCCGGCCGTGCCGAACGCCTTGTGCCCCGCCTCGTCGTTCCTGATGTAGTACACGTCGCCGATCTTCGTCCCCGTGCATCCCGGCGGCGGCTTCTCCTTCGTGCGGATGAGCGGCGGCGGCTGCACGAACCACAGCATCCTGTCCGGCTTCTCAACCTGTTCGAGCCGATACCACCACGAAGTGTCCGTCGGCGTGTTCGTGTCCATCAGCACGCCGAACGAAAGTCCCTTCCACCCCTGCGCCGAAGCCCCAGGCGGCTTGAACCGCCCGACGCGCTCCTGGACCTTGTGTATCGCGTCCCAGCTCTGCGCCGCCGCCTCATTGAAGTACGCCCCCGAAAGCGAAAGCCCGTCGATGTCGTTCATGAACGTGTTCGCCCCAGACGCGTAGAACATCAGCTCGATGCGCACGAAGATGTTCCTGTCCGCGTCCTCCGGCAGCATCGAAGGAATCTCGTAGACCCCGTTGATCGGCGGAGACCAGTGCATCACCATGTTCTCCCCCACGGGATGCCAGTCGAGCCAGTCTGGTATCGTCGTCTTCTGCAACGCCTGGAACGTGTCGCGGAACATCCCCCACCGCGTCCACCGCACCGTCTTCCCGGTCGCCGGGTCGAAGATCGGCGGCTGCATGTGCGACTTCATCACGATCTCCTGGTGGCATATCGTCGTCTTCCCGCTCCCTTGGCATCCCCTGATCGCCTTGTACAGATACGTCCCCGGCGCCGCGTTGTGGAACGCGACCCCGGTCGGCGGCGCTACATACGTGAAGGTCCGGGCCATCAGCCACCGCCTTCCGAAACGGCCTCCTCCGAAGCGGCGACGTCAATCGCCTCGGCGATCTCGGCCTTCTGCTTCTCCAGCGAAACCTTCACCGAATCTCCGCCCTTGCCTGGCGCCACGATCCAGTTGAGCGTCATGTTCGGGAAGTTGTACGAAATCGCCGTCTTATCCCTGCCGCCTCCGCCGGCCCCGCCGCCGTCCTCGCCGTAGACGTTCCGCATCGTTGCCTTCAGGCTCACCTCCACCGCCCGCTGGTTCAGCTTGCAGTCGTCCTCCGTCAGAAGCCTCCGCTGCCCGTCCTGCGCAAGCTGCACCGTCTCGACCGCATCAGCCTCCGCCGCCTCGCGGACGAGACGCTGGATGTAAGTGTAGACCAGGTTCAGGTCGGCGTACCTGTCCTTCGCCCCGCCGACGAAATCCCCGAAGCTCGCCCCGGCCTCCGCGAAAACCTTCTTGATCCCCTTGACCCGCCGGTTGTCGCCGAGCATGTCCGCGTAGTAGGCGCACAGCGCCCGCCGCATCGCGTCGATGTCCGCCGTCTCGCGGATGCCGAGCTTGGCCATCCGCTTTTGCCGCTTCGCCGCGACGTTCCGCCACTTCTCCAGACGCTCCTCGCCCTGCTCGTCGAGCGAAGCCTCCGCCATCGCAAGGATCCGCCCCCACTCAGGCACCGAAAGCGCCGCCTGGCGTTCGATCTCCCTGGCGATCTCCTTCTTCTCGGCGCGGGCCCTCGCCTGCCGCCGCCTCTGCCCAAGCTGCCTGTTGGTCGGCTTCGGCTCCGAACTTGCGTAGTTTTCGTCCATGCCCCATAGCATAACTGCCCTTTACTCCGCTTTACCGATGAAATTCAGAATTTCCGCCGCCCCGCAGAACGGCCGCAGGATCCCGCCGGCCGAACGAAACGCACAGCCCCCATACCGCACGCCGAAATGCCGCATGCCGCCAGACGCTCAAGAACGCCCCTAGAATCGCTCCGCAACCCGAAACCGCATCTTCTCCCGCCCACGCCGCGCCGAAGCGCCACAGGGCGTCCAAGCCCCGTTCCGCGAAATTCTGCGGGGATAGCCGTGGGCCGAAATTGCATGGAAGGCCGAAAGCCGCGACCTGTGGATGAATGCCGGCGCAATATATTTTTATGTGCCGGAAAGGCCAAAAGTACCCTCTTCGGAGGCCGTGGGGGTCTGGGGGCGGGGACGTGTCAGCCTTTAATGACCTATGGTAAACGCATCCCCCCCTAAAGGGGGGATGCTACCATAGGGTCATTAATGGCGTAAAACACTCCCCCTGCGCCGCTTTAGACCCCCTAAAACACCCCCGATTCTAGGAATTTTCCGCGATTCTCGACGTGTGGATAAAT